TCAGTCATCCCATCACAACTCAATACAACTTATGAAATTTTATGCAATCAAACTCACAGAATTTTCAAGCAATACAAAAACATCCGACAACAAGCAATTCACAACGGAAGCAAATTCTCAACTCAAACAAATGGCAACTTTAGTACACTCAGCTGTAGCACGCCCTATTGGCAGAGATGGAAAGTACACTCGGAAGATCCGCGATGAGGATGGCGAATATCGTTGCACTCTATGTGGACTTGGATGTGATTCTATGACAATGGCAAAACCAGTGAATCACAATTGTGATGGGATGACTGAGGATGAATACAATGCTGATTGTTTTGATGAGATCTATAACAACTCAAAGCATTCTCCACATGCAGTGGATGAGGATGAGGAAGTTATGGAGCACATTGAGACTCCAGCAGTTAAGGAAGCAAGCAGACCCACAAGGATCCAAACTATGATCCGTTTCGGATCAATTGATGTTACGCTCTTCGTACCAGAGAAGCTTAGCATTGTAAAGGGGCCAGCACATATCCCTTACAACTCACAAACACACTCTGAGATGAAGTCTAAAGCTGTTAAATCAGTTGGCGGTCATCTGCGCTTTGGCACCATAGGTGAAAGCTATGCAAATGCAAAAGCTGAGATACAACATAAGTTTACACAACCAACAAACATAGGTGTTGTATCAGCGCAACACATGGCACAATATCCCAAGCGCCTAACAGATGATGAGGTCTTCGCTCGAAAGGCAAGACTTGAGAGAGCAGTATTGCGCAAACAGATGGAAAATGAGGAAAAACAGCGACAGAGAGCTTTTAATGATTTAGCTCAAAAGTGTGATTCAAGGAAGCAAAAGCTGAATGATGGATTAATCGTAAGGACTCAGAAGGGTTTTGAGCGGAAGCCACTCAGAAGTAAACAACGAATCGAAATGGAAGAGAAGGTCATTCTGGCCATCACACAGAACTCAAGCTTAATACCAGCCGGAAATGCGCAATCTTGTGGAAGAAATCACAGTGTTTCATTCAGAACATCAAACTATCGTAGGAGCCACAAACAAGTGAAATCACACAAAGAGATACATAAGCGACTAACCACTGGAAAACACTATGAACATATAGTGAGCAAGCTTGGTGACATACTGAAAGCAAAACCAGGCATGAACTTTGAGATTATTGGTAAACGGTCTGTGAGTGGAAGAATACTGCAGGAAGAGGAAAACGAGTATGTGAAAATTAACACCATTCATGAATGTGGACCAAGGAAACAAATTGATGTCTGTACTAACCGCGGCATTGATGCCATATTGCGGATTTGGAGTAATAAGATCCAAAAGAAAAGGGTAATTCCTACATGCGAAATGAGACCAGGCTTCAGTGGTGTTGTGGTCCCTGTGGCTAATGTCAAAGGATGGGTTGGCAGGACTAAGAATGACATTCTTATTGTCCGTGGCTCGAACTACAATCAGATTATTGATAGCAGGGTTCGTGTAACAAAGTTTGTTAAGGATAAGATGATACATTACAGTGATCCGGGTACAGTGTTTTGGCGCGGATTTAACCGAACATTTCTGCAGAATAAACCGACAGACATAAACCATCAATGTACATCAGATTTTAACGTGGAACAGTGTGGATCTGTTGCGGCAATTTTATGTCAAACAATCATGCCATGTGGAAAGATCACATGTCAACAGTGTGCACAAGAATATGTTGAATCTAGTGAGGATGAACTCAGAGGTCGTCTCAAGCAGCTGATTAGAAGGAACAATGAATTAATACAGCATAACTACGGTATGTTCCCACACGTGTCAACATTTCTGAAAAGTTATGAACGTATGTTGGATTCAGTCAATAGAAACTATACTGACACGTCTGAAATACAACGAATTATTGGTGATAGGCATGACAAACCATTTGCTAATATCAACAAATTGAATCAAATAATAGCAAAAGGTGGCTTAGCAACAAGTCAAGAGTTTTCTGATGCATCTACATTATTATTAGAGGTTGCACGCTACCTACGAAATCGAACAGAGAACATTAAGAAAGGATCACTTGTATCATTTCGTAACAAGATATCTGGAAAAGCCCATATCAACCCAACATTAATGTGCGATAACCAACTGGACGGGAACGGAAATTTCGTCTGGGGTCAAAGAGGATATCACGCAAAGAGATTCTTTTCAAATTATTTTGAAACAATTGATCCCACAGCAGGTTATGACAAGTGGGTCACACGGAAAGGAAAGAACACACAACGTAAACTGGCTATTGGGAATTTGATGCTGTCAACAAACATTGAAACGCTTCGTCAACAGATGAAGGGTGAGTATCAAGCACAAAATGGTTTGAAGGAGCACTGCGTTAGCAAACGTGATGAAAATTTCATATATCCATGTTGCTGCGTAACTTTAGATGATGGAACACCAGTTGAGTCAGTTGTTAAACCACCCACAAAGAATCACTTAGTCATTGGTAATTCAGGGGACTCAAAGTTTGTGGATCTACCAACAGACATTAGCACTCAACTCTACATTGCAAAAGAAGGATATTGTTATGTGAACATATTTCTAGCAATGCTTGTGAACATCAATGAAGAGGATGCGAAAGAGTTCACAAAAATGGTAAGGGATGTAGTTATATCGCAATTAGGAACTTGGCCAATGTTAACAGATATAGCTGCTATGTGCTTTCTTGTCAGCATATTCTTCCCAGATGTGCAAAGTGCTGAACTTCCAAGAATACTAGTTGACCACACACATCAGGCAATGCATGTAATAGACTCATATGGATCATTAACAACTGGATACCACATATTGAAGGCAAACACAGTGAATCAGCTTATACAATTCGCACAAGAAGACATTAAATCAGAAATGAAATTCTACCATGTGGGTGGGCGCACTGATAATTTAGATCCATCAGCACTTGGAAATGGAAATAACAGAACCAATATAATGTCGCAGCTGATTAGAAGCATTTATAGACCTAATGAAATGCACAGAATGTTAACCGAGCATCCGTTGTACATTGTGTATGCGATGCTATCACCAGGCGTTTTAATTGCTTTATTTAATAGTGGATCACTCGATAAGATGGCTGATATGTATGTTCGTTCTGATATGGACTTGTCAGCAGTAGCTTCAAGCTTAACTCTCCTAGCACATAAAGTATCAATTGCGAAAACTTTGGAGTTCCAACTAGATCTGATGCAACGACAAGCTGAGGTATTACACAACTTAATCAGTCAAAGCAATAACCATGATGTGAGTAGAGTGGTTATACTAGAGCTGTTACAAGTTATGATGGAACGTAATGAAACAGACAGCACATTATTAAGTGCAGGTTTTTATATGTTAAAAAACACATCAAGCGTGACACTAGAAAAGTCCTATCTAAAGGAGTTAAAGGAGCAATGGGACGCATTGGGATATGTTGGAAAATTACGACACGCTTGTTACTTGTTAAGGCATACTCGAAAGTCACAGCCAGAATTGCACCCACAAGGAGAAATCGATTTGAAAGGCATATACAGCGTATCACCACGATCGTGTTTGGCAATGACCAAAGCTCATATATTTAACCAAGCACACAAGATGAAGCAATGTGCAAAATCCCTCATCAACAGAGCTCGTAGTGGGACCTTGAGGGCCATGTGTAGCTGCATAAATAGTTTGGTACCTGATTTTGTTAAATTAGCAAATGTGCTGCTGGTAATGTGCTTAATGCTGCAACTATACAACACTGTCCGAATGATGATAAAAGAGATGCACCATATGAAACAAGCAAAGGCAATCCTTGAGTCGAATGAAAGATTTTCACGACTGAAGAAGATTTACGGACGTCTAGAAATGGAATCAGACCCACCAAAGCCACCAAAATTTAACGACTTTCTTGAAGAGGTTAAAAGAATTGCACCTGAACTATATGACGATGCATTAACTCTCGGAGGATATGATGCAGTCCAACATCAAAGTAAAGTTTCGGCAGGTGAAGCAAAACTTGAGAAGACTATAGCAGTGGCAGCACTTATCATGATGATATTTGATTCTGAGCGCAGCGATTACCTCTATAAAACCCTGAATAAACTTAAGAGCTTGGTACGCACTGTGGATGATGACGTTTATCACCAAAGCTTGGATGATATAGAGTCACTGGATGATGACAAGAAATTAACAATTGATTTTGAGATCGATGGAAAGCAAGCTCATGGGTGCACATACAAGGAGATGAGTTTCAGTAAATGGTGGGGAATTCAAATGGATAACAATCGAGCTGTACCACACTATAGAACAGAAGGCTTCTTCATGGAGTTTACAAGATCAACAGCCACGCAGGTTGCAAATGAGATAGCAATGGGAGCACATAAAGACATCCTACTTAGAGGTGCAGTTGGATCAGGGAAATCGACTGGCTTACCATCTCAACTTGCATTAAAGGGCAGAGTTTTAATGATAGAACCAACAAGACCATTAGCGGAAAATGTGTGTAAACAGCTTCGTGGAGATCCTTTTCACCTAAATGCAACACTCCGCATGCGTGGCATGTCAACGTTTGGATCCTCACCAATAACGATAATGACAAGTGGGTACGCCCTTCATTATTTGGCACACAATAGGCAGACAATCAGTGACTTTGATTTTATAATCTTTGATGAGTGCCACGTTAATGATAGTAGTGCTATGGCATTCAGGTGTCTACTATATGATCAGCAGTATGAAGGGAAGATCATAAAGGTGTCAGCAACACCACCAGGAAGGGAAGTTGAGTTCACTACACAATACCCTGTGAAAATATTGATTGAAGAGTCATTAACATTTGCCCAATTTGTTCTCAACCAAGATACTAAAGTTAATAGTGATATAGTGCAGTATGGAAACAATATCCTGGTGTACGTATCTAGTTATTCAGAGGTTGACAACTTGAGTAAGTTATTGATAGAAAAGAAATACAAAGTCACAAAAGTTGATGGCCGTACGATGAAACTAGGGAATGTGAATATTGAAACAACAGGAACAGATAGTCAGAAACATTTCATAGTTGCAACAAATATCATAGAAAATGGAGTGACATTGGACGTTGATGTTGTAGTAGACTTTGGTCTGAAAGTGTCCCCACAATTGGACCCTGATAATCGAATGATATCATACAGAAAAGAAGCAATATCATATGGGGAGAGGATTCAAAGGCTTGGAAGAGTTGGTAGACACAAATCAGGTGTTGCTTTGAGAATAGGGCACACAGAAAGAGGTCTCGTTCAAATACCAAGTGCTATAGCAACCGAGGCAGCATTTCTATGCTTCACATACGGACTACCAATCATGCCACAAGGGGTAACTCTCTCATTATTAGAACATTGCACAGTAGCACAAGCTCGCACTATGCAAACTTTTGAACTAACACCATTTTATACATGTGATTTAGTCCGTTTTGATGGAACAATGCATCATGCAATACACACTGTTTTGAAACAGTTTAAACTTCGTGACTCAGAGATCACAATGAATCGTCTTGCAATTCCTAATGCTTGCACAGCATCTTGGCTCAGAGCAAAGGAGTACAATAAGATGGGAGCACGTTTTACAGATGATCAGTTGGAAATGAAAGTACCATTCTTATGTAACGGCATCCCAGAGGAGACACACTACCACATATGGACTGCTATAAAGAAACATGCATCAGATGGTGGCTTTGGTAGGATTAGTATCGAAAACGCAACAAAGATTGCGTACACACTACAAACAGACGTGCACTCCTTACCACGAACTATCTGCATATCGGATGAATTAATAAAGCAAGAGCGAACAAAGCAAGCACATTTTAAATCAGTTCTTTCGAGTACAAGCACATTTTCACACTTCTCACTTTCATCAATTGAGCGAGCAATAAAATCACACTGGAAAACTGATCACACGACAAACAATATCGCAGTGTTGCAGGCAGCTAGAGCAAGCATACTTGAATTCAACAATCTTAGCTCTGATAAAGGTTTTCAAGATATGAAAACGGACCTGCTTGAAGCAAAGATCAAGAATTATGGAGCACTGGATTGTGTGTTCCACCAGTCAGGATCTGACATGTCAAAGGCTCTGAAGCTAAAGGGTGTGTGGAATAAAGGAGCAATAACACGGGACATATTGATAACACTGGGCATTATAGCAGGTGGAACAGTTATGCTTTGGCAACACTTTCGCTCTAAGTGGTGTGAGGATGTGTATCATCAGGGTTTTAACAAACGGCAAAGGCAGGAGCTTAAATTCAGGAAGGCACGAGATGATCGAACTAAGTTTGAAGTAACTGGGGATGATGCAGAAATGGAAAAATACTTTGGCTCGGCATACACAGAGAAGGGGAAGGTGAAAGGCACTAAGAGAGGTACAGGAATGAAAAATAGAAAATTTGTGAACATGTATGGATTTGATCCTAATGACTTCTCTGTAGTGAGATTTGTGGACCCATTAACTGGAGCTACTATTGATGACACTACATATGCCGATGTTGTAGCCGTCCAAGAACGATTCACTGAAATTAGAAATCAACAATTAGTGGATGATTTGATTAGCTCGGAAGCAATTCGATACAATCCAAAGGTGTATGCATACTACATTAAAAATAAAACATCTGATGCATTGAAGGTAGAGTTAACACCACACAATCCATTCCGTGTTAGTGATAAAACAAACACCATAGCTGGGTTTCCAGAGAAAGCTGGTATTTTAAGGCAAACAGGAACACCAGAAAAGATATCTATGTCAGAGGTTCCAATTTCAAATGAAGTTGCTGATGATGACGTTACGCATGAAAGCAATGCTCTTTATAGAGGCCCAAGGGATTACAATCCTATAGCTAGTGTAATCTGTGAGTTGGCATACACATCGGCACTAGGAACAAGAGTCACATATGGTGTGGGGTATGGACCATATTTAATAACTAACCAGCACTTGTTCGGAGATAACAATGGCGAACTTCAGGTTCGGTCACGACATGGAACATTCAACATAAAGAACACAACACAAATCAAGATGAAGCCATTGAAGAAAACCGACATCCTACTCATTCGAATGCCAAAAGATTTCCCTCCGTTCCCACAAAAGTTGCAATTTCGATCACCCATAACAGCAGAGAGGATTTGTATGGTTGGGTCGTTGTTCCAAGAAAAGAGCATAACAAGCACAGTGTCGGAGTCAAGTTCAACATACCCAAAAGATGATAGTACATTTTGGTCACACTGGATCACAACAAAAGTTGGGCACTGTGGCTTACCTCTGGTTTCAACTAAAGATGGGTACATTCTAGGTCTGCATAGTCTAGGCAATTTCACTCAAACGAAGAATTTTTATGCAGCGTTTCCTAGCGATTTTGTGGAGAATTTCTTGGCAACAGCAGAAAATAGTGAATGGGTAAAGAATTGGCAGTACAACCCCGATAATGTTTGCTGGGGTAGCTTGCAACTACATGCTAGTGGGCCACAGGAACCCTTTAAAACTGCAAAATTATATGAAGATCTCAACCATGATGACGTCTATTCCCAATCCGGTGAAGTGGCATGGTTTCGTAAACAATTGAAGGGAAATCTGCAAGCAGTTGGAAAAAGTCAAAGCCAGTTAGTTACAAAACATGTAGTGAAAGGAAAGTGTCCACTCTTTGAGATATACCTAAAAGAAAATCCAGCTGCAGATGAATATTTCAAACCATTAATGGGTGCATATGGAAAAAGTAGGCTGAACAAAGAAGCCTATACAAAGGATTTAATGAAGTATTCAAAAATCATAGAAGTCGGCACAGTGGATGTGGGTGTATTTGAGCAAGCGGTGTGCAGTGTCAAAGCTATGCTAAAGGAGATAGGTTTCAAAGAGTGTAAGTTTGTGACCGATGAAGACGATATATTCAATTCACTCAATATGAAATCAGCTGTGGGGGCACTCTACGCAGGAAAGAAGAAAGATTATTTTGCAGACTACACACAAACTGATAAGGAGTTGATATTAAAGGAAAGCTGCAAACGTCTTTTCCTCGGCAAACTTGGTATATGGAACGGTGCTTTGAAGGCGGAATTACGACCAATTGAAAAGGTCTTAGCAAATAAAACACGAACATTTACTGCAGCACCAATTGATACACTATTGAGTGGTAAAGTCTGTGTAGATGATTTCAACAATCAATTCTATGATTTACACACAAAAGGACCATGGAGCGTTGGAATAACAAAATTTTACGGAGGTTGGAACGAACTTTTATCACAACTGCCAAATGGATGGGTTTATTGTGACGCAGATGGGTCACAGTTTGATAGTTCGCTAACACCATATTTAATCAATGCAGTGCTGGATATACGCCTGAGTTTAATGGAGGAATTCCCTTTGGGGCATCATATGTTGCGTAACCTATATACTGAGATCATATATACGCCCATATTAGCAGCAGACGGGACAGTTGTGAAAAAGTTCCGTGGGAACAACAGTGGGCAACCATCTACAGTTGTTGATAACTCTCTAATGGTAATTCTGGCAATGCAATATTCTCTGATCAAGTTAGGTTATACACCATCAGAACACAGAAATGTTTGTGTGTATTATGCCAATGGAGACGATTTGCTGTTAGCTGTAGACAAGAAGCATGAAAAGATATTGGATGGGTTGCAAGAATGTTTCTCAACATTAGGTCTCAATTATGATTTTACATCACGACATACAGATAAAGAGAAACTATGGTTTATGTCACACAAAGGTTTGCATATTGATGAGATGTACATACCAAAGCTTGAGAAAGAACGAATTGTCTCTATACTGGAATGGGACCGAGCAACAGAACCGCAACATAGACTTGAAGCAATTTGTGCAGCAATGGTAGAATCTTGGGGTTATCCAGAATTAACACATGAAATACGCAAGTTCTATGCTTGGGTTCTTGAACAGGCTCCGTACACAAATTTGGCAAGCATTGGTAAAGCACCATACATATCAGAAGTAGCTCTGAGACGACTATACACAAACATTGAAGCATCAGAGCAAGAAATAGAAACATTCATACACATGGTTGAACAATTAGAAGAGGATGAACCAATTGATAATGAGGTGTATCATCAGTCAGGAACACCAAAGAACGATGACAAGAAATTGGATGCTGGTAAGAATGAGAATAAAGGCAAAGAGGTTGAAAGTACCGAATCATCAAACAAAGGAGCTGTCATCAAAGATAGGGATGTAAATGCAGGTACAGCTGGTACTCATACAGTTCCAAGGCTCAAGTCAATCACTAACAAAATGCGATTACCAAAGACTAAGAAAGGGGTTGTCTTAAACATAGAGCACTTATTAACATACACCCCTAGTCAAGAAGACATTTCAAACACAAGGAGCACACAATCCCAATTCAATTCATGGTATGAAAATGTTAAACATGATTATGATGTGCAAGATGATGCCATGCAGATCATATTAAATGGATTTATGGTCTGGTGTATTGAGAATGGAACATCACCAAATATATCAGGTGTTTGGACAATGATGGATGGGGAAGAACAAGTTGAATACCCTCTGAAACCAATGGTTGAACATGCAAAACCAACATTGCGCCAGATAATGGCACACTTTAGTAATGCCGCAGAGCCATATATAGAAATGAGAAATACTGAAAGATCGTACATGCCCAGGTACGGTAGGCAGAGGAATCTCAATGATCGCAGTCTAGCACGATTTGCATTTGACTTCTATGAAATTACCTCAAATACACCCGAGAAGGCACGGGAGGCACATTTTCAAATGAAGGCAGCAGCATTACGAGATGCAAGAAACAAAATGTTTGGGCTAGACGGCAAAACTGGCATACAGGGCGAGGACACGGAAAGACATACCGCTGCGGATGTGAGTGCTGATATGCACTCACTCTTAGGCATGAGGGGCACTTAAAGGTTTGTTGGTAGAGGGTTTGCTTAATCTCTACTCGTTAGTATCCTCCAGGTCATATATTATATTTAATATTTAAGTTTTATGGCTTTCAGCGTGGTTTGCACCCACCAACTTTTATGTTTTATTTTCATAAATATATTCTAGCTTGTTGTGCGTTCCCTTAATCTAAGTGAGGCTTCCTTCGTGATAAGTAATTTGCTTCCAGGAAGAGA